TATTGGCTTGAAAATAAAGCAAGTGCGTCCGCTTTTAATTTCACTTTTGTTAGCTACGGTGGTGGTTCCGGCTGCAACAACGTTTCCGGCTCTGGCGGTGTCCGTCCGCTTTTCAAAATCCGGAATCGTTAAATCACGCCCCCTTGTGGGGCAGTGATTTTTAATATTGAGAGGCATAAAAATGGATGATGTTAGGGTGATTATTGCTGGTAGTAGAACATTCAATGATTATAAAAAAGTCCTGGATGCTGCATGTACATACTTAAATCCAAATGATAACATTACTATTATTTCTGGAACTGCAAAAGGAGCAGATACATTAGGAGAAATATTCGCAGATAGAAACGGTTTATCTCTTGTTAAAATTCCAGCAAAATGGGATTTATATGGCAAGAGAGCCGGATATTTGCGTAATGAGGAAATGGCTAATTATGCTTCTGAAGGAAAAGGGATGTTGTTAGCATTTTGGGATGGCAAATCACATGGTACGAAACACATGATTCAAATAGCGAAAAGAAAAGGTTTAGAAATTCATGTAATTTTATATGGAGGAAATTTAGATGGATAAAGAGTGGGTTGCGCAAAAAGAAAAGAAATATAATGAAGATTTACAATGGCGCAAACAAAAGATTCATGATTTTATTATCAAATCTGAACTTATTGATGCAGACGATAAAGAAAGTCTTATAAAATATCTGAATGATGCAGAAAAAAATCCATGGTCAACAATGTTAGAGTGGAAATTGAGAAAGTGCCTTATTGAAAAGATGGCAGACGGAAAAGAAATAGCAGGTGAAGATATTGTCACCTTTGAAACTGTTATAAAGGAATTGGAAATTGATAAGTATTATTCAAGACTTCAATATCCAGAAGCATATTCGGGTAGGAGATATCTTGACAGTGAGCCAGTCGAGTTTGATGGAGATATTATTATAACAGACCCATGTTATATAATCAGAGCAGAGCATCATAATACTAAGCTAATTACAAAAGATGATTGGAAAGCGTGTGGTTATGGGGAAAATATGGAAATGTTAGGCATCAATAACTATATTTGTAGAGATACACTTTATGGGGATTGGTCATGTACAACTTTTAATTCTGATACAAAAGAGCCTATTGGAGAGTTTTGTGCGGATGCCGGAATGGTTGCCGTATTTCTGCTTGATGAAGTTTTGAAGTATAATCCCGATTTTGATTACCATAAAGAGAAATCATGGACAACTACACTGATTAAAAACTTCAAAGGTACTGTACAGTTCGTAGTAGTATATACAGAGGGGGTGTATGAAGAATCTACAGAATACCATAAAAAAGGAGAAAAGTGGGAAGATTATTCAGTAGAAGTTGTTGGACATGGGACAAATAAAGAAACAGGAGAACCTATCAATTTTGTAGGAAAACAAACTGGGTTTTAGGGAAGATGATGTTATGATGATAAAACAATCAAGGTTGGGGTGATTATAATAAATAATATTTTAAACAAAGAAATCCCAAATAAAAGTGGAGTATATAAAATTAAGAATAAGGTTAATGAAAAGATATATATTGGTAGCGCATTTAATGTCCGGCAAAGACTTCTTGCGCACATAAATCTTTTATTTAAAGGTCAACATCATAATCCGCATTTGCAGGCCGCATGGAATAAATATGGAAAAAATAATTTTGATTTTTCCTTATTAGAATTATGTTCACGGGATGTATTGCTTAAAAGAGAACAATATTGGATGGATTATTTTAAATCTTATGATAATAGTCATGGATATAACATATGTAGAATTGCTGGAAATACGTCTGGCAGAGGGCATTCAGAAACAACAAAAGAAAAGATAAGACAAGCTGCAATTGGCAGAAAATGGCCTAATGAACTTAGAAAAAGTATTGGAAATAAAAAGAGTGGCGAAGGAAACCCTATGTATGGAAAGCATCACACAGAAGAGAGTAAGAAATTAATAAGAGAACATATGCCATGTTATGTTGGTGAGAGAAATCCTTTCTATGGTAATCATCATTCAGAAGAAACAAAGAAAATATTAAAAACTAAAGCAGAAGAAAGAAATCTTAAACCAAGGGCTAGATTAGAAGAAAAAGATGTTTTTAATATTAAATTTGACTTACTTCAAAAGACAAATGACCAACAATGGAAAATGTTATATAAAGAATTGTCGTATAAGTACGGAATCTCCGAAAAAACAGTTAGTAAAATTAAATATGGATATAGATGGAGGGATTTAGAAGTGATTTTTTATTATGATAAAAAAAATAAATTCAAAGAAATGTTTAATCCTAAAAATGGCTTTTATATTAGAAGCGGTGTTTTGGATAAAAATGGGAAAGATACAAATATTGACCCATTTATGAGAAATTTTCCATCACTTATTGATGTCGGTGTTATGGGACATTGTGTACATGGTTCAAGTGGACTATGTTACAAATCTGGTGTTCAATGCTATCAAAATGGACTGAAAACAAATGTTCCCAATATGAGCTTAGAGAATTTTAAGCGCATAGTCGATGAGTGTAAAGGCAAAACATTTCAGTTTGCATTAGGTGGTCGTGGCGATGTTGACCAGCACGAAAACTTTGAAGAAATTATTAGTTACAGTCGAGAGAATAATATTGTTCCAAACTTTACTTCTTCTGGATTAGGCTTTACACCAGAAATTGTTGAAGCGTGTAAAAAATATTGTGGTGCAGTTGCTATTAGCTGGTATCGGCAGGAACATACATATAAAGCCATTCAAATGCTGTTAGATGCAGGTGTCAAAACAAACATCCATTATGTGTTAGGGAATAACAGTATTGATGAAGCCATTAGGCGTTTGAAAAATAATGATTTCCCAGAGGGCGTTAATGCGATTATTTTTCTTCTGCATAAACCTGTAGGTTTGGGGCAGCAATCAAATGTATTGCAATACAACGATGATAGGCTGAAGGAGTTTTTTGATATCATTGATTCGGGGGAGTTCGATTTCAAGATTGGTTTTGATTCGTGTACAGTTCCGGCACTTATCAATTTCACGCATAATATCAATGAAGATAGTTTTGATACGTGTGAAGGTGGCAGGTGGAGCATGTATATAACTTCTGATATGAAGGCTCTTCCTTGCAGTTTTGACAATCAAGACTTAAAGTGGTCGTATGATATATCAAATGATACTATTCAAAATGCCTGGGATAGTGAACAGTTTGAGGATTTCAGAAATCATTTTAGAAATTCGTGTCCTGGATGCGCAAGACAGGGAGAATGTCTTGGTGGTTGTCCTATAAGAAGGGAAATTGTTCTTTGCAATAAGAACACAAAGCAGCTTATATAAAACACGAGGATAAAATTATGAAGTATAAATTTAGGGCAAAGAGCGTGGATGGCGATACATGGTATCATGGAATGTATTTCAAACATCATAAAGTGACACATTGTTGTATAGGCGATGCTGTAGACGAAGAAAAAGATTATGAGCATTATATTATCTTTTCCGGATTTGCCGATTGGGAAATGCCAAGACCTATATCGGCTATACTTGTGAAAAAAGAAACTGTAGGAATGTTTACAGGGATATGTGACAGAAAAGGTGTTGAAATATATGCTGGTGATATACTTTTAGATGAAACAGGGCGAGATTGGATTGTATATTTATCTAAAGGTGGATTTAGATGTTCAAGAGTAAGTGAATATTTTTCTGATTGTCCTATTAAAATTGAACATGGGTTGTCTGAACCACAAAATACTGCATGGACACAACAATCATGTAGAGTAATTGGGAATATATATGATAATCCAGAATTAAAGGATGGTATAAAAAATGAAAATTAGACAGGACTTTGTAACAAATAGTTCCTCATCTAGCTTTTTGATTTGTAAGAAAAATCTGGATGAAGAACAGATAGAAGCAATAAGAAACAATTATGAAATGGGGAAAGCGGCTCAATATTCAATGGGCTGAGGACTCGTGGGATATCGAAGAAAATGATTTATTCATTACTGGTTATACAATGATGGATAATTATAACATTGGCGCATTGTTTGAAATGATTGGAATAAATGGAACGAATGTAACATGGTGTGAATATCGTTTCGATATCAATAATGATACCCAAGAAGAAACAGAGCAACCAAGACAGAACAACGAGAAATAGTGTAATATTTTAGCGGATATTAAGAATGGTGTTCCTTATTCTGCGGAAAAGGATGATGAGTTGGATAATTTGATTGAGGGACTAGAGGATTAGCAAATGAAAGTAAGAAGTGATTTTGTGACAAACTCAAGTAGCAGCAGCTTTATTATTGCAAAGCATAAGGATTGTACTTATGAAGAGGTTAAGCAAAGCGTCAACAATCAGAGAGAAAAGATTGAATCTTTTCTTGATAAGTATGTAGATTACATATATCCGGAAAATGAAGAAATTAAAACAGAATATATTGCTGGAAATAAAGAAAAAGCTGTTGATTTAGCAATTCAAGAAATTGCAGAAAGGCTTTTTGATTTTACAGGCGAAGCGAGTATGGATTTAGATGATTGGTCTTATACATTCCGAAGAGATGGGAAGCGAAGATTGTGATTTCTTTAGCAATATTATGTATGAATTTGGTTACTTGGTGAAAAGTGAACATATGAAAATCAGTTGATTTTTAGAAAGGGACAATATGGAGGAATATAATGAGAAAAAATGCAATTATACTTTTGCTTTCTTCTCTCGTGGCAATTTCTATTGTCGCCCCCAGGGTGGGGCATATGAATAATGAAACGAAGAGAGATAGTGTAAAAGTCGATTCAACAAAAGTAGTGCCAAGTCCGGGGGTAAGTGAAACTTCAATTCGTTATACAGAACCAACAGCTACTCCGGTGGTTACAGAAATAGCCAAGACTACAGAGGAACCATTGAAATATAGTAATTATTGGGTTTCTGCATCAATGCTAAATGTGCGTAAAAAGCCAAATAAGAAATCAGATGTTATTGATAAATTGTCGTACAATACAAAAGTTAAGGTGGCAGTTTACAACAAACAATGGATGGTATTAAAAGATGGTGGGTACATCAGCAAAGATTTTGTGTCTAATAAAGAGATGAAATACACTTCGTATAGTGTGCCACATACAAATGGATTTAAAAGTTTTATGCCACATAATCTTTTTTCAAGCAGAAGTAGACAGGGTAAATTACAATCATCTTGTTACACAGGAAAGTATGGAATAAGACAATATAATGGTAGGTATTGTGTGGCATTAGGTAGTCATTTCAAAACTGCTATAGGGCAATATTTTGATTTAATTCTTGATAATGGCACTGTTATTCATTGTATTATGGCAGACCAAAAAGCAGATTGTGATACAGATTCAGAGAATATTGTTACAGTTGCTAATGGATGTGTAACTGAGTTTGTTGTTGATTTTTCTTCCTTAGATTCAACAGCTAAGAGAATGGGTGACATTTCATATTGCACCGAAAAGTGGCAGTCAAGAGTTGTGGAAGTAAGAGTATATGAGCAGATAGTAGATTAAAGGTATTTTGGAGGGAATATGGAGAAAACAAAAGGATTATCCATTGTATTTGATAATACGATGGGATTAACAGCAGATAATGTAAATCTGCCTATTAAGAAAAATGGCGCAGTGATTGGAGTAGTTACATTTGTAAATGAAAAATCTGTTTATGGATTGATATGGGATAAGTCAATTTCTTTTGTTGAGAGTGATTATTCTTTTGAAATCAAGGATTCCGGCAAACAGAAACCAACAGTAGCATATCGCTCTAAATAGGAGGTAATATGAAAATTCGTAAAGACTTTGTGACAAATAGCAGTAGTGCTTCTTATATTATTTGTTTCGCTAGAGTTGCAGATAAAGACAAGGCACAAGCAATTATTGATAAGCATAATATTGATGTGTTTTCAAATGAAGAAATTGCAAAGAAAATGTGTTTTGGTGAATTAGGTGCTGATTGGGCTGGCGCACTTATTTTTGGTGTGGATAAAGTTTTAGACGAAAATCCAGATAGTAGTTTCATTGTCATTGAGGGATGTAATGAAGCCGAATATGATGACGATTATGAGCCAGTTTATGACTATAATTTCTACGAAGATGCAGCCATTGAAGATATTACTGAAGGAAATGGTTTTGCTGATATTAGTGTTGCATCTGGCGAAGGGAGAGATGGTTAATGAAAATCCGCAATGATTTTGTGACAAATAGTTCTAGTTCCAGCTTTATATGTGTTGCAAAGGTGCAGGATAATGCGGAACTGCGGCAGTACATGAAAGAAGAGTTTGGGAATTTTGGGATTAGATTATTAGAAGAGTATTTTGTGGCTGGGAAAGCCATAAAAGATGACACTTATGACTATGAAGAATTTAGAAATTTCTGTGATGAAAATAGCATTGAAATCCAAGACGATGCTATATATTTACAAGCTCGTTTTATTTCCTGGTCAACTGAGGGTGACACTGAGGGAGATGATGCGTTTTTATACAATCATATTCCAGGGAAGTACAAGGACGTTGTTTATGAGGGAGAAGATGATTGACGAGAGGGAAGTTCGATGGCTAAGAAAAGATTCTATGCTATAAAGGCTGGTTATCAAACAGGCATATTTAACTCGTGGGATGAATGCAAGGAGTTAGTAACTGGATATCCAAATGCAAAATACAAAGGCTTTTCAACTATGAAAGAAGCCCAGGATTATATGAATGATGCACAAAACACATGTACAGGTACAGATAATTGTATTGTGGCATATGTAGATGGTAGTTTCGATGCTGAAAATATGGTGTATTCATATGGATGTGTAATTATTCTGCCGGACGGTACTACACGAGAGTTTGCTGGTAATGGTAATAATTGGGAGAATGCAAAGTTGCGTAATGTTACAGGCGAAATGTTAGGTGCGATGTTTGCGACAAAGTATGCTATGAAGCAGGGATATCAAAGCGTAGATATACACTATGATTATGCCGGAATAGAGCAATGGGTTGTTGGGAATTGGAAAGCAAAGACGAAGTTGACAAGAAAGTATGCTAATGCTATGAAAGAATGGAGTAAAGATATTGATATTATTTTTACAAAAGTGGCAGCGCATACAAATGTTATGTATAATGAAAGAGCCGACCAGTTGGCAAAAGCAGCTTTGAAAAAAACTTAAAAATAATACAGAAAAAGTATTGACATATGGCAATGAGTGTGGTAATATATAATCACAGCAAGGGAAAAGAAAAGATAGGGCAGAGAAAACTCAATGCCCTATCAATTCAAAGCAAAATACATATAATGTATTTTCATTGTACCATACGAACATTGAAAAATCAATAACAACATGGGGATGTAAAGGTTTCGACAGGGATATGAAAATTATTGTTTCGCTCGTGTGACTACGTTAAAGGTCAAAATTAAAATTAAACGCAAACAACGAAGTAAGAATGGCAGCCTAGTATAAGCTGCACCAAAATATCACAAGATAGCGTTGGTAGTGATTGAGGTTTAAAAACAAACGTACATAAGCGGTTCTTTGTATACAGTAGTCGTGGAACAAAGTGGTGGATTAGACGAGAATCAGTACAGCCTATAACAGCGTAAAGAATAATAATGAGTAATGTTTTTGGACAGGGGTTCGATTCCCCTCATCTCCACTAATGGGCTATCGCCAAAGGGTAAGGCATATGACTTTGACTCATATATTGATGGTTCGAGTCCATCTAGCCCAGTTTATAAGTCCAATAAACTTTGTGAAGATTTATGATAAGAGTGTACATATATTATGATAATTTCTTGTGGCATTGATTATTATTAGGTGTGCGCACATTTGATAATGATATTTATTAACCGAAGGAGTCGGTAAAATTGTTGGATTTATAGTGATTATAATTACAGAGTGTTCTTATATCAGTTCGCTGGCATAAGGATAATCCAGGTGAGTAGTTTAATGGTAAAACGCCGGACTCCAAATCCGATGTAGATGTGGGTTCAAATCCTACCTTGCCTGTTCACTCACAATCAGAAAGGAATTACTGAGTGAAGAGTATGCTTTTAGATAACTAATTGCAGCCAATTTGAGTCGCTAACTCAATGGTAGAGTAATCGGCTTTTAACCGATAGGTTATGGGTTCGAGTCCCATGTGGCTCATTGGATTTAGGCTATTGTATATCATCCTTCTATTTGAAGAAAATATTTGGGATATTTTAAGTTTAATTGATATACAAATTTCCTTATTTAATCCAATCGTGGCTATATACAATCTTCCTTCTACATATAAAACAAGAAGAGCAGATTGGCGCAATCAATGGCACACGCTAATTGGTTAGTCAATCTGAGAATTAAAGATAATTTAGATTGTATGATTTCCACAGTAACATTTAGGCTATAGGGTAACTTCCTTCTGATTTACATATTATTGAATGAAAATCCATTGGTGTTAGTTACCCTAATTTCCAAAAAGGGGAAAAGAAATGAACGAAGTAAATGAGATTTTGTTAAGACGTAAGCATATGGTTATGTTCTCTATGCACAAGAAAAACGGAGAAACTACCAATACAGAAAAAGCATTGGTAATCTCTGCAATTAAAAACTTTGAATCTCTCGGCTTTACTGTTTCAAAGGAATTGCTAGATGCTATGCTGGCTTGCCCGAAAAAAGATATTGAGCAGATGTATAAAGACATTATGCCAAAGTTAAAAGCACTGGTTGGTGCCGATGTCGAGTATAATCCGATGTACCCGAATTTTCCAGAGCAGGTTATGGAGGCGAGTGATGCAGAATTGTTTGTAAATGCAATCCTTCATTATTTAACATTTGGTCAATGGATGCCGGAGTATGAAAAAGAAGAGCGTTTACCACTGTTTGATGTTAATAAAATGACAGTTTTAACAGTGGGGACGAAAGAGGATTTGATGGCAGTATTTTCTAATCTGGTTGCAAGTAAGAGCAGCTTATCAGACCAGGATAAAAAGGATATTGAATATATCATTGAATCTGTAGCTGATTATGCATCATACCTGCCGGAAGAAATTCCATTAAAAGAGAATGTGGCATTGATTGGCAAGCTGATTATCGAAAAAGCACCAATCAAAGAAGCAAAATGGATTCAGCCATATTTTAAGACTGCAACAGATATTCTCCGGCTGCTTGTATCGTTGTCTGATGGTGATATCAGTTTAGCAACGCCAACAAAGTTCAGAAAGTTAAAGCGACCAGAACGTAGGATGATTATGGATTTACTTGCTGGATGTGGAAGTCTTGTAGAAGATATGTTCAGATATCAGTATGAGTGGATTCGTGTTGGTGAGATTATACATCCAGGTGAATATAGTAATCAGAAGTATGATAATGTTCAAAATGCGTTCAATCTTATTCGTTCTAACGATAAGCCGCTCATGTTTAGTGGTAAGGTGCAGAAAGCAATTCTTTCTGGTGATATGAATAAAGCGGCAATATTGCTGAAGGAAAGACCAGGAGAATTTGCAAGGCAATTAGACAAGGTTTTAAGAGATGCTAAGGATAAAAATTTCATTGTGAATTGTTTTAATTCTGTTGCATCAGATGTATCAACACCTGTACTATTACAAGTTCGGCAGCATTTTATGAGCCGGAATAATGGTAAAAAGGTAAGAGTATTTTTCCCGAAAGGCAACGTTGCTAGAGCAATCATCATTGAAAACAAGTTACCAAAGATTGATGATAAATACTGTAAGTCAATCGTAAAGATTTGCGAAAACGCACTGGTAGAGAATTACCGTAGCAAAGACTTCTTGGGGAATGTTTATATTGATGAAGAACTGAAAAATTATATCGTACCATTCAGCCAGAGAAGTGCAAGTAGCGCAGCGAAAACCGTTGTCAGAGGTAGCAAGTTACCAATCAAAGAGGATGTGACAGCAGTAAGAGCATTTATTTGGTGGACAAATATTCCTGGGAATGGTTGGGATAGTCGAGTTGACTTGGATTTATCAGCGGCATTTTTCAGTGAAGATTGGGATTATATCAATCATATTTCCTACACTAACTTGCGTAGCAAGAAGCTGGAGGCGTGTCATTCCGGAGATATTACGGATGGTGGAAGTCCAGAAGGTAAAGGTGTAGCAGAGTTTATTGACATCAATATTGAAGCTGCGGCAAATGAAGCGAGATATGTTGTGTTCCAGGTTTACAGTTATACAGGTCAATGTTTCTCTGATATGCCGAATTGTCGGTTTGGATTTATGGAAAGAGAAGATGTAAATTCTGATGAGATTTTCGAGCCAACCACAGTATCAATGAAGATGGATATGGCAAGCCATAGCAATATCTCCATTCCGGTGATTTTCGATTGCAAAGAGCGCAAGATGATTTGGTGCGATATGAACATTGGAATTGAAAATATGAGAAGCAGATATGGCGGCAATAATATTGAAAGTAATGTTGGTGGAGTTAAGGATGTCTGCAAAGCAATTACCAACATGAACAAGCCGAGCATCTATGATTTGATTGTATTGAATGCCCAAGCTAGGGGGATCACTGTAACAGATAGAAACCAGGCAGACATCATTTTTAGTAATGACTCAACTGTACCTTTTGAGGTAGTAGAAGTAATAGACGAGGAAACCGAAGAGAAAAAGCAAGAAAAGCGTGAGAAAATAGAAGTTCCGATTATTGGTGCTTTTGATACGGATTACCTCATGGGGCAGTTGTTATAATATATATCCGGCTATCTAACCTCATCCTTCTTATTTTTAAGGGACTGGTATTCGCAGGTTCGATTCCTGCTAACTAGAGTTTCTAGTTGTGGTGAAGAGGTTAAACACGCCAGTAAAATTGTGAGGTTAGACTTTCCGGAAATGGGATATTTATTATGGCTGTCAGTATTCATCCTTCTAATTTTGGGTTTAAATCCTAATAATATAGATGATATATGAGAATATTGAATTACCATATAAATATAAATTGCGGCTAGTATTACTCATCCTTCTAACGCCATAAGCATCAAACTTTTAATTTGACCAGTAAGAGTAAAAAATTTCCGCAAAACAAGAAAAAAGTATTGACATCTAAACGGATGTTTGGTAATATGATTTTAGAACATTTGTTCTTGACGGAGGCTCCTGTTGCTTATGCAACCGTCATGCCCCACATGAATGGTCGCACGTAAAACAGTAGCAGGAGCAGCTCACTTTTTTCATTATATAACAATTTGGAAGATATTTCAATCGTTATTTAGAAAGGAGTGAGCAAAGTGAAAATAGAAATTAAAGCTAAAATTAAAACGAAAAAATCTGTAAAGATTGATGTTGTAAAGAGCTTAATAATTTTTGTCTTTTTGCTGGTTGGTGCTATATTGTTTTTTTAAAAATAATACAGAAAAACTATTGACATATGAGCCGGCTTGTGATAGTATAATATCAGAAAGTAAATAAAGCATTTGTTCGGCTAGATATGTTCATCCTTCTATAACCTGCGAAGGAATATGCTGCTAAAATCCGTTGGCTATTGAAATTCATCCTTCTATAAAATGCCAAGGTTTAGGTCATCGGTTCGAGTCCGATATGCATACATAGTGTGCATTAGCTCAGTGGGTAGAGCAAAACACATAAAGAATTTCAAACATCCAACATGTTATCTATTATTATCGGCTATAGAGGTTCATCCTTCTACATAATATCAAATTGATAATTCTATGTCGCCAGTTGTGTGCGGACGGTTGGCGACATATAAATGCAAGTGAACCTCTAATCTCCGATACCAAAAGAAAGGTGGTAGGCATTATGCGAAAAGCTGTAAAAGCACATATAACCAATACAGAAAAAGAAATGGTAAAGAGATTTAATGAACTATGTAGTTCACGACAATCATGGCAGGTATGGTCAGACTTTGTGACAGCTACAGCATGTGCTATTGCCAATTCAGTTGATAAGACTTCTGAACAGTTCCAGCAAAGAGAAGATGAATACGCACAGTGTATTGAAAGATTAGGTGGCGTTGAGTTGCCATCTCAAATGTTTGCAATCACGACAATGCAGCTGGAAGAAAATCCAGAGCAGGATTATCTTGGCGGTCTGTTTATGAAGTTAAATTTGGGAAATCATTGGAAAGGACAATTCTTCACTCCTTACAGCGTTTGTCAAGTTATGGCACGAGTAAATGTTGAGGGATTGCAAGAGAAGATAGAAAGCAATGGTTATGTATCAGTAAATGATTGTGCATGTGGCGCAGGTGCAACGCTTATAGCAATGGCAAATACACTAAAGGATAATGGTGTGAATTATCAGCAGAATGCAGTTTTTGTAGCACAGGATGTTGATAGAGTTGCAGCCTTAATGTGTTACATACAGTTATCATTACTTGGATGCCCTGGATATGTTGTTGTTGGAAACACTCTTACAAATCCGACAGTTGGAAGCGTATTAAATCCAATTTGCCAGGATGGTCAAGAAATCTGGTATACGCCAATGTTTGCAACAGAAGTTTGGCAAAAGAGAAGAGTGTTTGATTTACTACGATTTTAACAAAACCTGTCGTTCAGCCAGTACGGTTCCATTATAAAAATTTTGGTAGGGATTAAATGAACGTAAACCGAGAGCAGACCCCCGACACGAAGCCGGAGTTATAGTTCCCTCAAAATCCTCTCTTATTAAATATCCGGTGGATAGGGAAATCACTCTCAAATGCCATAAAGTTTTTAAGGGTCTTTATGGATATGTGGATATGGTGGAATGGTAGACACGCTAGACTTAGAATCTAGTGCGCAAGCGTAAGGGTTCGAGTCCCTTTATCCACACTTTGTAGGTATGGTGAAATTGGCACACACAGCGGATTTAAGATCCGCCGGTAGAAATACCGTATGGGTTCAAGTCCCATTACCTACATTGTGGAAACGCAAAGAAACTATAACATTTAATAATGGAGGACAAAATTATGGCATGTATGAACAGAGAAAATTGCAAATTACCTTTTAGTGAAGAGGTAGTTGCAAAAGTGGCAAGTTGTTATGCACCAGAGTCAAAAGAAACAAAGCAGACCGTATCATAAGTAAATGCAGAGTAAGAGAAAGAGAGGAAGAATAGATATGAATACACCTTATAATGAAATTGTAAATGTTCCTTCAATCGGCGCAGCCGAAAATCCCATTGCATTAAATGAAATTTTAAAGAAAGCAAATGATGAGCGATTGGATCCGGGAAAAGAAAATGTTGAACGTGTATTATTCCTTGGAATTGATGTTCAGCAGGATTTTATGGATAATGGAGCGTTGGGTGTTCCTGGGGCGCATGGGGATGTTGAACGTATGACAAAGTTTATCTATGACAATACAGACAAAATTTCCAATATCGCAGTTTCCATTGATACACATACGCCGCATCAGATTTTCCATCCTTGCTGGTGGGTTGACGCAAATGGCAATAATCCGACTCCGTACACAATTATTTCTCTTGCAGATTTGGATGCAGGAAAGTGGTTTCCAGTTATTGCACCGAATGAATCTCGTCAGTATGTAAAGCATTTGGAACAGGATGGTAAGAAGCAGCTTTGCATTTGGAGTTATCATTGCATCCAGGGAACGACAGGTTGTGCATTAGAGAATCAGTTTGCGAATATGGTTTATTTCCATTCTGTTGCTAAGAGATATTCAGTGCAGCGTTTGGTTAAGGGGACTGACCCACTCTCTGAGATGTACGGTATTATCAAGCCAGAATATGACATTAAAAATTATGTAAATATCAAATTCCTTAATCAGCTGGCTACCTATGACAAGATTGTGATTGCCGGAGAAGCAAAGAGTCATTGCGTTCTGGAAACAATTAAGCAGATTCTTGAGTATTTTGCAAGCAGTCCGGAAACAACAAAGAAGATTTTCATTCTTGAGGATTGCATGTCAAGCATCCCAGGATTTGAACAGGCAACAGAGGATGCATTTAACAATTTTGTTTCGCTGTATGGCGTAAATATTGTTAAGTCAACTGATAACATTCTGTAAGGAGGTACATGGCAATGAGTGAAGTATATGAAGTAGCAGAAATTGAAATTGACGGTTTGGGCGATGACATTGAAGAGCAGAACACAAGTATTGATGACCTGGAAAGTGAGAATATAAACCTCATGATGATTGGCATTGACCAGTCTGGTTCTATGACTTCTTACTCCAATGATATGGTTCAGTGCTTGGATGATTTCAAAGACGCATTAACAAACTCCAAAGATTCCAATGAAATTCTTGTTGCTCGTGCGAACTTTGACAGCGATATTGATATCAGCGGCTATAAGAATATTGATGAGTTTGATACAGGTTATGGAACTGGCGGTTGTACCGCAATGTATGACACGATTGTTGAAGGCAGTGCTAAGATGTTGGCATATCGCAAGTACCTTCGTGACCAGGGGGTTAGAGTTAAATGCGTATTTGCAATTTTCTCCGATGGTTGTGAAAATGGTTCAAAAGCAGACGTGGCAGACGCACGACAGGCTATTGCAAATCTGAATAAGGAAGAGATTACGACAGCATTTATTTCTTTTGGCTCAGATGCAAAGGTAGAAGCACAGAAACTTGGCTTTATGAATTTGCTGGAGGTCGGCAGTTCTGCAAGTGAGTTAAGGAAAGCGTTCAACTGTTTAAGCAAATCAGTAATTGAAAGTTCAAAGTCGGTAGTCGCTGACGGAGATGCGTTTTTTGTATAAAGCATAACTTGTGAAGAGGGATTATAGGGAATGAGAGCATGTCTTGTTCCCTATAACTTGTATAGGAGGATATTATGAATGTACTGAAAATGGGCTTTTCTCATAGAGAGGGTAGTATTAACTGTCAAGATGCAACAGGTATGTATGACAATTATTTCAAGGTCGTATGTGATGGCTGCTCAGAGGGAAAACATTCTGAGATAGGTGCCAAACTTTTTTGCAAAATGATTGTAGATAAATATGCAAATTTTATGAGAAAAGGTAAAAAATATATTGATATTCCGGCATTGATGATGACTGTGATGGATGAACTTGTGCAGTTGATTGGCGATGACCCAGATGATATTAAAGATTATCTTTCATTTACTACACTTGTGGTTGAGAAAGACCGAGAAAGTAATAACGCCTGGGTTCATTATTGTGGAGATGGATATATTATTGTTGACAAAGACGAGAGCATTTCCTTTAGGAAAATTGATTGTGGGAAATATCCTAAATACCTTGCCTATAATTATGTCAATAGTTCTTATATGGCAGAGTACCAAGACGGAGTTGATATAACTACAATAGAGTTTGAGGGTGTTGGCAATATTGGTGTTGCATCCGATGGAATACGTTTTGTTGCAGACTTAGAGGATTCAAACCCACTAAAACAAGAGTTTAAAGATATTTTGTTATCTGACAAAGATATGAAAATGAAGTTGTTTTTTAACCGTAATGATAAGATTTTCCAGGATGACTTTTCAATCGTAATGTAAGGTGGTGAGTGTATGCAATTTGATATCAAAGGGAAAACTCCGCTTGTTGAAGGTGGAGAAGGTGTGATTTACGAATATGGCAAGAAGTCTGTCATCAAAGTGTATAAATCTCACATTGACCTTGCAGCAAAGCAACAAAAAATACAAACGCTGATAAAGTCAAATTTACCAAAAGAGGTAGTTAAACCTACAGATTGTGTATTTGATAGAAAGCAACGATTTATTGGTATGGTTATGCCAAAGGTAAAAGGTGAAGATTTCAAGAAGTTATCAAATAGAAAATTTGTAACATCTAATAACATTAATACAAAAGACATTCTTGAAATGCTTGACAGACTTTGGAATATATTGCAGGAGTTACATAAACAGAATATTTATATCGGAGATTTGAATGACCAGAATATACTCTTCAATCCAAAGACAAAAGATATCTTTATTATAGATACAGATAGTTGGAACATTGGTTCACAGCGTTGTGAAGTTGCTATGGATTTGTTTAAAGACCCTAAGCTGGTAGGAGATAACTTTAATGCTGAAACAGATACTTACGCCTTTTGTGTTTTGGCTTGGAAGTCATTGACAAGGATTCATCCTTTTGGTGGTACAACAAACCCGGATATGCAGATAATCGACAGAATTAACAAGGGTTTGTCAGTAATTGACAATCCAAACGTAAAAATTCCAAAAACAACAAAGTCATGGAGAAACTTATCGCCGGATTTGGTTGATGATTTTAAGAATGTATTTAATTGTGGAGATAGAAAATTTGGAAATAATATTTCATATCTTTTACAGCATTTAACGTATTGCAAAACAGATGATGATTATTATTTTTCAGATTTCAATACCTGCCCCATTTGTAATGCTACCGCAAAGGTAATTAGCAAAGCAATTTCTATTGGTGTTGAGAATGGATTCAAAGTCGCACAAGTTCTGGCTGCATTAGATATTAAAACTGTATATTCAGATAGAGCTTATCTGAATACGAATAATGAGGTTGTAAATATCAAAACAGGGCAAAAGATTCCCTATACTGGCGCAAGGTGTTTGTTCGACAAAAATGGAAATGTTATTATTTGCAACAAGGAATATATGCAAATTGGCGAAGCAAGAATACCTATCAAGTTCAATTCTTATCCGGTAATTGATGGTAACGCCATTTACTATTTATCAGACCAGGAATATCTTTGTAAATTGGAGATAATGGCTGGTGGCATAGGCAAAGAGAACATCCAAAAGTGTAGCAGCACTTCATATTTCAATGTGGTTAATGGTAAATACTGCTTGGTAAATGTGTATGATAAGAAGATTATTGTTAATATTGATGGCTATTATTGTACATTAGATTTTGATAAGCAGGTTAGAGATTGTGCGGCGCATTATGATGTCAAACTAGATAGGTGGCTGATTATTATAGAAGATGGGGCTTCTGTATATTATACATATATTCTTGATAAGAATACCTTGAAGTGGTCAAATGACAAAATTAATTACAAGTGTTCTGTCTATAATGTGTGTTTTGATAATGGGGCAATTTACATCCCTATTGATGATGCTATTAGAGGATTGAATATTAAAACGTTACAATACAAAGATTTTGCTTGTAGCGTTGTAAGTTCCGATAGTGTCTTGGTTAAGAATGGTGGTCAATTTATTATCATAAACGATGACAATATATATAGGTTTTATAAGTGATTGTAGGAGGATTAAAAAATGGCAAGAACAATAGTATACACTTGCGATTTATGCAAGCAGAGCAAAAGCGAAAAGGATTTGGCAAAAATTGAGGTTAAGACTGAGGGTATCATGATTAAAGGCTGTGATAGATACAATCCTTTAAAAATTGATATTTGTAAGGATTGTCTTAAAAGAAAAGGATTCATTATAGAAGCACAAGAAACACCAGAAGAGAATGGAATAGTAGAAGAGAAAAATAAATTAACACTCGAAGATAAGCTGTATGACATTTTGGAAGATATAGGCGTTGCTTTCCAGGAATAGAGTGGGGGTAAATAATGAAAATAGCACTAACAGGACATAGAGAAGAACGCCTAAAAAATCTAGGGACAGAAAATGAAATATATGGCTGGCTACATAAAGTGGTTTTGAAAAATAATTGTACTGATGCTTATTGTGGCATGGCAAGTGGCGCAGATATAATGTTTGGCAAACTTATTGTCCAACTTAAACAATTAGGGCATGACATTAAATTGCATTGTATATTACCTTGTAAGGATTACAATAAATCACATCCGGATTATGAATTGCTAAAGCAACATGCAGATACTTTTGAATATTTATCAAAGGATTTCTACAAAGGTTGCGATAATGCAAGAGATGAAAAGATGGTAGAAGAATGTGATATTTTGATTGCTTTGTGGGATGGAATCAAAACAGGCGGTGTATGGTCAACTATAAGGAAAGCACAGAAATATAACAAAACAATTATTATGTATGAACGGAGGTAAAATGATGGGAGAAGAGGATATTGTAGTAGGTGTGGGAAATACATCGGATTGTCCTTATATGTCAAGGCGAAGAGATTGTGATGGTAATATAATCAGTGAAAGAAGCATTTATGGCATATAAAAAGTATAGAGTGTCATGCTGGTGTTGCCAGAATAAGAACTTGAAGGAGTTAAAAAATATTTATCTGTATCTTCCTAAGTATTGGGAAATGCTGAAAGGTTTACAAAGTAGAATAATTGAACCAATGAAAGGTGCTGGTAAATCTGTATTTGAGTTAGAAGAAAGGTTTAAAAATGAAACGAAAAAACAAATTGATTGAAAGGAGTAATACCTAAATCCTAGTAGACTAGGTTGTATAAAAGGTTGCTAATTTATATATAAAGTTGCCAATAACAGCGTGAAAGCAATAATTCAAAAAGCATAGTTAAACCGTATGACGAAGCAAGGATTGAAGCTGCTGAAATAGTAAGTTACCAGCATCCAGATTAAGTCTGTGCAAAGAATATAAACGAAAGTTTATAAGTGCTGTGAGTGGAGTTTTGATTTAACATAATGCGTATTGATAGCAAGTAACATGGGAGGACATGGCAATTTCCACGAGCCGGATTTTTGGTAAGTGGTTGGTATGAAATACATAGCAAGTTGTAGTTTTGGAAAAGACAGTTTGGCAATGGTGTTATTGTTGATTGAAAAAGAATATCCTCTGGATGAAGTGATTTTTTATGATACAGAAATGGAGTTCCAAGCAATATATTACAATCGGGATAAATTATCAAAGATACTAAAGAAAAAGGGTATCAAGTTCACTGTATTAAAAGATATAATGCCTTTTACTTATAGAGCTTTTGAAAAAGAAGTACGAACAAGAAGTGGCATTATAAAGCAGGGATATAATTGGTGCGGTGGAATGGCAAGATGGGGAACATCTGGCAAACTGTCAGCAATCAATAAACATTACAAAGAAACATATGGTGATGAGCCTATTATTGAATATGTTGGTGTGGCGGCAGACGAACCTATTCGTGTAGAAAGGTCAAGAGTAAATCGACAAAAGACAGCAAAGCTATATCCTTTGGTTGAATGGAATATGAAGGAATTTGATTGCCTAGAATATTGTTATTCTCATGGTTGGAATTGGCACGAAGAAACCGATAGGCTTGAATGTGGATTTGTAGATTTATATGAAATTCTTGATAGGGTATCTTGTTGGTGTTGTGCCAATAAAAACCAAAAGGAATTAAAGAACATTTATCTCTATCTCCCTAGATATTGGGATAAATTGAAATGGTATGAAGATAAGTGCCAGATACCATATAAGGGAAAAGGTATGGCATATTTTGAAAACAAATTCAATGACAAGGTGTAGAGGGAGAACAAAATGAGCAAAATAAGAAGTCCCGATATAAAGATATGCTTCGGTATGTCTAAAATGACAAATGGATTAGGAGAGTGTTGCAATGAGCCATTATTTAATGAGGTTTAAAGGTACATATAGAATTTTACCAGAGCTGGATGTAAATACGCATGATTTTCCGAGGGATGCTAACGATGAAATTGATGATGGCTATGATGACTTATATATCAGTTGTTATTATGGTAACAAGATATTTATGTATGGTCATGATGTAAATAAAAGAGCAATTTTATCTGCATATATTCCCTCTCTTGGTCGTGGTAGAAACATAAAAAGGGTACTGGATGACAAAGCAATTCCATATACTGATTACCTTGAAAGTGACTCAGAGGTATGTTTCAACTTCAAAGCTAAGGATATTGAAGAAGTTGCAAAGTTGCTGAAGGCAAAAACAGCTGGTGCAGATATTAGTCCATTCAGTGTAAAGAATTTGCCAAAGAACAAAGATGTCGAAATACCCTCTGATGAAATTGAACGATATAGAGAAATAACGAGCAAAGTACAAAAGGGTGATTTACTCTTAATCCACAAAATAACCAGTGATTTTTTGAGTGCTGTACTTCAAAAGAGATATACGAAATATGACAAAAAGTTTGATTATAAAAGAGATATGAAAAAACTTATGCTGGCAAGACAAATCAAAGAATATATCTGGACAAAAGAAATGTGGGAAGAGTATTTACAGTATTTGGATAAAGAGATTCAAAAATATTATAACGGTGGTGTGAAAAATAGTAAAAGAAATGCAAATTAAAAAAAGTAGTAAAGTTTTAACTATCAAATATGACGATTTTAATGAATACTTCGTAAGAGCTGGGAGTATATGTGTAGCTTCTGATGGATATGCATTAGTACGAATTGGTCAAAAAGGTTATCAGTTAAGTAAATTATTCGTTTTCGGCTTTGAAAATTATGATAGTGTTGATTATAAAAATATTATTGTAGACCATAAAAATCATGACACACTTGATAATAGAATGATAAATCTCAGAATTGCAACTAAGCAACAAAACAGTTTTAACGAAAAAATGGTTCGTAAAAATAATACAAGCGGATTTAAGGGAGTATGTTATGATAAAGTCAACAATAAATGGTCAGTTTCAATAATGTATAATAGAAAAAACATTAAAATTGGAAGATATTCAGATATAAAAGAAGCTGTGACAATGAGATTGATGGCAGAACTATTATTTTGTGGTAAAGATTATGCGCCACAGAGAAGTTTATTTAAAGACTTTAGTATTACTGATTATAATAAATTGCCACAAAGAATAATCATGAAAGCAGTTAGTATGGGAATTATAGGAGGAAATAATGAAAGTATTTTATCATATTGACAATGATGGAAAATGTGCAGCATTTTGGGTGAGAGAACTGGCAGAGCATATAGATAATTATGATATAACATATCACAAAATCAATTATGGTATGGAGTTTCCTTTTAGTACTATCAAAAAGAATGAACAGGTTTATATTGTAGATTATTCTATTTTACCAGAAGAGATGGATAAACTGTTTGAGATTACACAGGATATTACAATGATTGACCATCATAAATCAGCAATTGCAAGGTATGATGGGTATAGTAAACCAATTAAAGGATTATTATATGATGGTATTGCTGCCTGTATGCTTACATATTGTTACTTAAAGCATATGTTGGTGGCAGATTTGAATAATGGTAGTACAGTTTGTATTCCGTTTGATATGTCAATGACAAAGGATGCACCTATGTTCACAAAATTGATTGCAGATTATGATGTGTGGACTTTTGAGTATGGCAAGGCTACAAGAGAATTTGCGATTGGGCTTGAAATGACAGAGAATGACCCAGAAAGTGAAATGTGGTATGGGTTATTATATACAGGCGATTATGGGAAACCTTTATCAGAGATTAAGGCAAAGGGAAAAGTGGTAATTGAGTATAAGCGTTCTTGGTCAGAAGAGTATTGCAAACACAAGGGTTTTGAAACAGAGTTAGAGGGTTATAAGTGTTTTGCCATAAATCTTGCAATGGTTAGCAGTGATGATTTTGAGTCCGTAGATGCAGAACAGTATGATATGTTTATCGGTTTTTCATATGATGGCATAGCTTGGAATTACTCTTTGCGTTCAACAAAAGTTAATTGTGCTGATATCGCTATGAAATATGGCGGTGGTGGTCATCCAGGAGCGGCCGGTTTTAGTTCTGATAAGTTGTTACTTACAGCATTAAACCAAGGCAGAACAAGTTAGTATTGGCGGTATTAAAGTGCGAGGAATATTAAATGATGAACAAAGAAAATTGGTTGAAAATAATCACAATTTAATCTACGCATTTTTGCATTCAAATCATTTAAGTATTGAGGACTATTACGATTTAGCAGCAATAGGCATCTGCAAAGCTGCTTTGGGTTATAACAATACAAAATCAAAATTTTCCACATACGCATATAAGTGTATGTGGAATCAAGTAATGATTGAGAAAAGAAAGTAGAATGCAATTATGCGTGCGGATGAAAAGGCTGTACTTTATTACGATGCAATGTTTGATTGTAATGATGAGAGCGAGTGTTTGTTTTTAAGCCTGTTGCCAGATTGAAAAAAAAGATGTAGGAAAACAAGCAGAAATTAGACACTTTATCTTCGAGTTGTACAGCAAATTAGATGAAAAGGAAACAAAAATGTTAGACATTTTAATCTGGGGGGTATACGCAAAAAGAAGTATGTGCTTATGTTGGTTGCAGCCAAGCTACGGTGCCCAGATTTCAGAAAAGGTTAAAAGATATTTATGATGGAAAGTAGGTGATGAAATGAATCAAAAGAATCTATATATATCTGATTTGCATTTATTTCATAATAATGTTACAAAGTCTGGGAAAGACTTTGACAATCGACCTTATCAAAATATCGAAGAAATGAATGCAGATATATTAAAGCGATGGAATAATAGTGTTTCAAATTCCGACCATGTATATATTTGCGGTGATTTGATTTGGAAGTTTAATAATGAAAATCGTGATGAAGCAATGAGAATTTTAAACGCTATGAATGGCAACTTGCATTTAGTTGTAGGGAATCATGACAAAGTTAGGTCTACTGTATTTAAAAAGCGTTTTGAAGAAATTGTTTTTTATAAGCACATCCAAGATGTTCTTAATGGTAAACAGGTGCAGGTAATCTTATCACATTACTATATGCCATTTTATGAAGGACATTATCATGATACGGTTCTCATACATGGCCATTCGCATGTGACAGAGGAAGCTGAGTTGGAAAGAAAAATAAGTAAATATCTGAACGATAACGGATTTCCTGTAAACGCTTTTAATGTTGGCTGTATGTACCCATATATGGATTATGATCCAAAAACATTACAACAGATATCAGACGGATATAAAAGGTGGATGGAGGGCGGTAATGAGTGACTTTGTAAAACCAAAAAGAGAAATAGTCAATCCTATCCCATATTTACAAAAGATTGTGGGAGAGGGATTAGTAAAAGATTTACACGACAATGAAGTATTATGTGAAACTTGTGGTGGTGTAGGTATTGTACTGGCAAATAATCCTTATGGGCTAAGTGATGACCCAGATAAAAAAATAGGGCATTTTCCATACAAGCATCAATCATTTACATTTTGTCCAGATTGTTATAATGGTGTCGTTCATCGTTGTAAATTATGTGGTGAAATAATTAGACCGAGATGGAGTTTAACATGTAATTGTGCAGCACAACAAGCGCTAAACAATGAAAAACAGAAGCAGATTGAGCAAGAAGCATGGGATAATGCAGAAGAACTTCCAGAGAATTTAAAAGAGGATTATCAATTTTTCTATTCAGACTATTATGGATGGGACAATGGTTACTTTGATGGTTGGGATTCATTCTTTGATTATTGGCACGAGAACTATGAGGGAATAGAAAAGCGTCCGGAATATGTTTGGGTTACTGAGAAAGTTGGTATGCAAATTGATGCTACAAGCATAGTTGAAAATGCGACAGAAGAACTATATGAAGATGCAATGGATAACATATCAGACGAAGCGTTAAGCAAGTTGCAACAATTCTTAGATGAATGGTGTAAGACGTGCGGTGTAGGTGATACATATTATGAAAGCCATAAATACAAAGTGCGAATACCATGGGAAGAATATGGAGGACAACATGAACAAAACAAAAATTGATTGGTGTGACAGTACATGGAATCCGGTTACGGGCTGTCTGCATGGGTGCGAATATTGTTATGCAAGAGGAATTGCTAAAAGATTTGGCGGTTGGACTGATAGTGATGGAGATACATATCATGATGAGATTATCAGGAATGGTGAACAAATAAGAGAGTTAGACAATCCTTTGTATGTCGCAAGGGGAGAGAAACCGGGCAAATATCTGAAAGCACCTTATCCTTATGACTTTATTCCGACGCTTCATCGTTACCGGCTCAATGAATACATAGGAAAGAAGGACAGAAACATCTTTGTATGCTCTATGGCTGATTTGTTCGGGGAGTGGGTGCCGGATAGTTGGATTGAGGAAGTGTTTAAGGCTTGCGAAAAAGCACCGCAGCATAATTATCTTTTTCTAACGAAAAATCCGAAAAGGTATGACGAATACGGAGTTAAGTCATATACAATCAAGGGTACATTCAACTTATGGTATGGAATGAGTGTCACAAATGATGATGAATTTCAAAAAACATATTTATTGCCGGAATATTGCCATACATTTATAAGTGTTGAACCTATTTTGGAAGATTTAAACATAGTAGAGGGCGATTTGCGTTTCCAATGCCTTGATTGGGTAATCATCGGTGCAGAAACCGGTAGGCGGAAAGATAAGGTTATCCCGAAAAGAGAATGGATTGAGGATATTGTGAATGAGTGCAGAAAAGCGAAGATTCCAGTTTTTATGAAATCAAGTCTTGCAGATATTTGGGAAGAACCGCTGATACAGGAATTTCCTAAAGAATTAAGGCAGTAGTGGTAGAACAATGGAACCGCCGAACATAACCCGAATTTGGGGCGAGCACGATGGCAGAAAGGAGAGATTTTAATGTTTATTCCTTATAGATGTGAAGATTGTATTCATGGAGAATATTTACCGCAAGACTGCACATACGATTGCTCAATTGGTTGTTCTGATGATGAAGAATGTGAACGGAATTATTAAGATGATGAAAGAACATAAAGGATCGTGATTGACTTGACAGATGTTGAACTGGCAAAGTACAGGATTGCCATTAAAAAATCCATACTACATTACCTTTGCGACGATTGGAAAAACGGAAAGACAGGGAAAGACCGGTTTCAGAAATGCTTTTGATGATGTTTCGGTCATGTGCAAGAGAAGCAAATAAGATGAGCAAAGCAAAAAGATTGGAGGTTGCGGAATGAATAAACCATGTGAACATTGCGGAAAGGCAGATAAGAGAAGTGATTATTTTAAGTGTGATACTCCATGCAGACAGGCAAAGCAATGCTATGAGAATGATAAGAAATTTTTAGAATCACTTAGAGGATTTATTCCAGTGTTTAGGCACTGAAAAGATTGGAGGTCGAGGAATGACGGAGAATGAAAGTGCGATTGAAACATTAACTTTTTATAAAGAAGAACGAACATTTAATCCAGAAGATGAAAATGTTTTAGATTATGCAATTAAAGCCCTTGAAGAAATCCATCAGTACCGGGCATTGGGAACGGTGGAAGAACTTCGGGAAGCAAGGGAAAAGCAGAGGGCGAAGAAAATAACACACGAGGGAACGCTACACATAAGTTGTACTTGCCCTAATTGCAAAAGAGTTGTAGATGAATTTGAAACATTTGGCGATACGCAAGTGAGAGTTACTTTTAATTACTGCCACTTTTGCGGTCAGAAGTTGGATTGGAGTGAGGAAGAATGACAGAAAAACAGCTAATTGAATACTATAAACGTGAAATGAAATGCTATGAGAAAGAATATGGTGAAAACGAGAAAAGCAGAATAGATAAATTAACAGTAGATTTTCTTGAGGAACACAAACAGTATCGGTCAATTGGTACTGTGGAGAAATGCCGCGAAGCAGTAGAAAAGCAAATCAAACAGTCTGAAACCGGCGAGTGGATTCCATGTAGTGAGAGGTTGCCAGAAGAACATAAACTTTATGACATAACTACTAAAAATGAAGCAGGAATACATAGCGATTCGGCCATTTTTAATCCATATTTAAAAAGATGGTTATGGGATGCCGACGAAACAGAGCTTGTGGAGATAGAAGTTTTGGCTTGGGCAGAGAAAAGACAGCCATACAAGCCTTGAAATCAGAATCAGAACTTGAAAAGGAAGTGAAATTAGGGCATTAGAATGCAAAAGAGGGGGGCGTTCCAATGCCGAAGAGATGTAAGCAGAGAATGGAGGATATGAAGAATGAGTAAAACAATGGGAGTAAGCCCTATCACAGATACCATATTTTACGGAACGGTTAAAAATGATAAGTGGGTGGGAAATAGGGAAGATGTGACGGATATAGCAATTAAGGCAGTCTTTGAATGGTTTATGCACAAGATGGAAAAGGAGTGTCCGGACGGTGCATATCAGATAAGGTTTCCAAGCGTGCCATATGTTCTTGAAATGAGAAAAGAAAAGGAGAATGCGGAAAATGAGTAAATCTATTTTAATTATTGATACGCCAGATAATTGCAGAGAATGTCCATGTCATTTCACGGACATGGTTACATTTAACCCAAAAGAAGGAGAGAAATTTTTTTCATTTCTTTGTGGGGCGAATAATAAGAGGTTGGACATAGAAGAAATGAACAACTTAAGACCTGATTGGTGTCCGCTGAAAGAAGTTCCTCAAAAATATCCAGAAAGAGATTATACACCAATAGAAACAAAACAATACATGGAAGGGTATGAAGATGGTTATAATGCTTGTGTTGATAATGTTTTGGTGAAAAAGAAGAAATAGTTATGGACGGTGATTAAATGGACAAACTTACGCCGATAAGGAGGAGAGGATATAATGCGAACAATAGCGAATGAGATGGCAAGTCTTGTTGATACATTGAATGTGTATCGCAATGCTTATTACAATGAAAATAAAAGCCTTGTAAGTGATAAGGAGTACGATGAGTTATTTGATAAGCTGCAAGCGATGGAAAAAGAGTCTGGTATTATCTATGCAAACTCACCAACACAAACAGTTGGATATAAGGTAGTTAGCAAGCTGAACAAAGTAAAACACGACCATCCATTATTGTCACTTGGCAAGACAACTGAGATGCAAGAATTTATTGATTATTTTCATGGCAAACCAGTTGTATTAATGGCTAAAATGGACGGATTGACTTGTTCTTTATATTATGAAAATGGCGAATTGGTGAGAGCGGAAAGTCGTGGCAATGGAGAAATTGGTGAAGATATTACAAATAATGTAAGAACATTTGCCAATATTCCATTACATATACCACACAAAGGTAAGGTGTGGATTGATGGAGAAGCGATTATTGATTATGGTACATTTGAAGAAATTAACTCCAAGGAAGAAACGCCTTATAAAAATCCAAGAAATCTTGTGAGTGGTTCTGTTCGGCAGCTTAATAATGAAATAGTTGCAAAGAGAAAAGTTAAGTTTATTGCCTGGAAATTGTATAAAAGTGAATGTACAGATGGTAGTAGAGAGTCTAACAAAAATTCTTTGAATTTTGTGCTTATGAGCAAGTTAGGATTTGAAGTGGTTCCATTTGTGCTTTGTGACAATTTTGGTGTACAGTGCGAATTGGCAATCGAAACATTAAAAACGCAATGTGAACAATTAAGGTATCCCATTGATGGCATGGTTGGTATGTTTGATGATATCAGTTATGGGAATGATTTGGGAATGACAGGTCATCATCCTAAACATTCATTGGCTTATAAGTTCTACCAGGAACGCAACGAAACTGAGTTGATTGATATTGAATGGTCAACCAGTAGAACAGGCTTAATCAATCCAGTGGCGATAGTTGAACCTGTAGAAATTGATGGAACAACGGTGAGCAGGGCAACATTGAATAATGTAAGCATAATCAAAGATTTGAAATTAGGCATTGGAGATACAGTAACTATTATCAAGTCAAATCAGATTATACCTAAAATTATGGAAAACCTTACTCAAAGCAATACATATAAAATTCCTTCAGTATGCCCTTGTTGTGGTAGTCCAGCAGTAATAAAGGGTGATAATGGTAGGGAAACTTTAAATTGTACTAATAAAAGTTGTTTGGCAAGATTACACGATAAGATGTTCAATTTTTGTTCCAGAGATGGTATGAATATTGTTGGGTTATCAGAAGAAAGATTGAAAACACTCATGGATCTTGGATTTATAACAGATTTTGAAAGTGTATACCATGTATATGAGCATCGTAATGCTATGGAACAGCTGGAGGGATTTGGCAAGAGTAGCGTTTCCCATCTAATAGATGCTATAGAAGCGAGTAAAGAGTGTAAGCTATCTGCGGTTTTAACAGCGATAGGTATTCCTGGTATTGGTAAGTCAAGTGCAAAATCATTAGCAAAACATTGTGTGGCATGCAAAGATGGCAATGTGCTTAGGACATTTATCAATATGGCATGTAGTAGGTATGATTGGTCACAGCTTGAGGATTTTGGTTCTGTAACCAGTTCAAATATCAATTCCTTTATTATCGAAAATAAATCGGTAATTGAGCCATTGATTGAGATATTAAACATTGCCGAAGATGATGAGAGCGTTGTGGCTTATAATAAACTTGGTGGCAAATCATTCTGTATCACTGGGAAACTTGTTCATTTTGCTAACCGGGACGCATTGGTGGAAGAGATTGAAAAATATGGTGGCAAGATTGTATCTGGTGTGACAGCTAAGACGAATTATCTTATCACTAATGATAAGGAGTCTGGTAGTAGCAAAAACCAAAAGGCTACAAAATATGGCACACAGATTATCTCAGAGGAAGAGTTTATAGATCTTTGTAAATAATTTTAAAAACAATACAGAAAAACTATTGACAATAAAGCAATTGAGTGCTATAATCATATTGGAATTAAGGAAGAAAACCAAATACTGATTTTGTTTATCTTCAATAATTCATCTTAAAAGGGTGAGTTATTCACTTCCCACAAACATATTACTTTGAATTCCAATACGATCTAAATTATAATCATTGCAGATAAAAACTGTTACATATCAAACTATTAAATGAGAGAGAAAATGAGTGAGAAAGAAAAGGTGTCAATTTATGAAAAAAATTTTATGGATGAATGGACTGTTGATGTTATATCACACATCTTGAGCTTTATAAAACAGCCAAAAACCAAGGCAGAACAACAAGAAACGGAGAGTGAAAAAATGGAATTATTAAAAGGAAAGAAAACTAATGTAGACTTTTTTGAAGAGAAACAGCAGGAACTTGAATATTATGGCAGCGAATCTGATTCAGTAGAAAATGAGATTAGTCTGGCGGTTCATTCGTTAGAGCAAATCAATGCAGGAATTGATGAATCGTTGAGGGCAATAGCAGAGAAAAAGGTGAGTCTTAATGCTACTGAAAAGAAGTTGGTTGATATGAAGGCAAAGAATGTAGGAACAATTAAGAAGTATTCTACATTGTTCGGTACTACAGAAGAGGGTGACAAGAATGATGCATGAAAATGTACAGATTGCGATAAAGGATGCCATGAAGTCCAAAGATATTGACAAAAGGGATGTTTTAAAAATGGCTTTATCAAAAGCCCAGGCAGTTGCGAAAGAAAAGAAGTGTGATATCACTGATGAATTTATGCTCGATGGTATTCGCAAGGAATTAAAACAGCTCAATCAGACAAAGGATTCTTTGGAAAGTAGGCAGGAGTCAGATTTATATAAGTCTACAATATACAAAATCAAAGTGTTAAGTGGCTATCTTCCAGCAATGATAAGTGGAAATGAATTGGCAGAAAAGGTAAACGAGATTTTACACGCTGCCGGCGCAACAAATAAAGGTCAATGCATGAAATCGGTAATGGCAGAACTAAAAGGTAAAGCCGACAATAAGGAGATTGCAAATTGTGTTGATAACTACTTAAAGACAATTTCTTAATTTTGGGCGGCGACATAAGAGGGACTACATGTGCGAGAATGAGTAAATTCCTCTTATGCTCTTCACCACAATAAGAAAGGTAAGCTATGAAAAAGGGATTATACAGATGCACTCATGACAATCACATGCACGATAATGGTTCGATTGTTGTTGAGGTTTCTGAAACAGAAAAATCATACATACTCAAATTGATAGAGAACACATACAGATATAGTCCAGCACATATTGACATGTTATTTGAAAAGTCAAATAAGGTGGTCATTAAGAAAGAAAAGAGTCCTCATGCTATTATTGAGGGCGGTGACTACTTTGTGATTTATCCTTATCGTGCCGGATTGCCATATCTTTTTGAGCAAGTGGTTAATGATACAGGGTAGTTAAAATTATTTTTTTATTGGAAGGCAATCTAATTCTTGGAAATATAATCTGAACTTCAATGGGGGACAAAAATGACGGATGCAGAATATGAGTTCTATATATTTTGGAAAGAAATATTAGAAGAAGAGCAGCAAAAAGGTAATATAAAAAGAGTAAAAGAAATCAAAAGTATGCTAGAACATGAAGGATTACCGAATAAGTAGCTAAAGTGGTGATGTGAATTATGAGTAATAGAAATATAAATTCAACATTTAAGGGATATGAACTTGTGAATTTTTGCGAGTTTGATAAATATGCAGTTAAAAGTTATTGTGCCATACATGATGTTGATGAATCGTTGAATCTCGGAGATATAACAAAGGTCGATGAGAACAACTTGGAACCATTTAATATGATTTGTGGTGGAAGTCCATGCCAGGATTTCAGTGTTGCCGGAAAACAGGCTGGTAGTAAATGGCATTGTAATGATTGTGGTCATGAGTATAACCCGCTGACAGTACACTACATTAAAAGGCATATGTGTCCTAAATGCGGGAGTGAAAATCTTGACAAAACACGTTCTTCTCTACTAGTGGAGTGGCTAAGAATTATCAGAGCGAATAAGCCAGCATGGGGGGATATATGAGAATGTTAAGAATATCGTTGGCAAACAATTCAAAGATACATTTGAAATGTTTATCAAAGAACTTAACGAATATGGGTATAACACATATTACAAAGTCTTAAATGCTAAAGATTTTGGTGTTCCTCAAAATAGAGAGCGAGTATATCTTTTGATTATTAGTAAAGAACTTGACAATGGGATGTTTGAGTTTCCAGAGGGTTTTGATAATGGCAAAAGATTAAAAGATATTCTGGAGGACGAAGTTGATGAGAAATTTTATGTAAATACTCCAAAAGCACAAGAATTAATACAGTCATTGATTGCTGAAGGTAAACTTCCAGAATACGATGATGCTGGGGGGAGAAAAGTAACGATGAAAATAGAACAACTAGGTAATGTGTGTCCAACGAAAACACGAGATAACCCAAATCAAGGCAGGGTGTACTCTTTTAATGGAATTGCACCAGGATTAAATTGTATGTCTGGGGGTAATAGACAACCAATGATTATCGTTTTGGATAAAAGGAGTAAGAAATGCAAAGACAGGTTAGGCAAGGAATAGATAAGTATGCCTTGTGCAACAAAAACGCATATTGTCTTGATGCTAATTATGCAAAAGGCATATCGTTTGAACAGTTTTTAAAGAAACACAAAAGGCAACTTATTATTGAGGTTGTTCCCAATAATCATATAAATGGAGATGCTAAAAATGGATAAGATAGTTTGTGAAAGAAGAATGGACGAAGGTTTACGTACATTTAAAGACGATGTGTGCGGAACAATTCGTACCATTTCGTCAGGGGGGAGATAAGCGAGTGATTGAACACAATGTAAATTCTGGTGTTGGTTATCGAATTAGAAAATTAACACCAAAAGAATGTTTCAGACTAATGGCTTTTTCCGATGAAGCGTTTGATAAGGCAAAGGTAGCAGGTGTAAGCAATAGTCAGCTGTATAAACAAGCAGGAAATTCAATAGTAGTCGATGTTTTATATTACATATACAAAAATTTATACAGAGCAATGCCATATTTATTTAACAATCTCAAAGTGAGTAGTTTTTTCTCTGGCATCGGTGCATTTGAAGCCGCACTAGATAAGTTGTATGCAGATATCAATTGTAAAAGATAAGGTGGATGGTAATAAATGCAATATGCCAGAGCGTTGAGATATCAAAGAACAGAATATGGCAAAAATATTCGGAAGAAATATGAAGTTGGCGAACTCAAAGAACGTATGTGTAATATGAGAGAATTGACGGTAAGAAATGATGAAATAAGTAATACATTTACGACAGTGTTAAAAGACAACTATATATTAGTAGGAAAGGAAGTTTAATATGAATATTATTGGTTTAGCGTTGGATGAATTATATCGAATATTTAATATCATGAATAAGGATATATTTGATAATTTTCTTCCGGAACCTGTAATCACATTACAGCCGACAAAAGGACGTACATTGGGTCACTTTACATTAGATAAAGTATGGAGAGATAAGAATAACATTAAAGGTGATGTAATTACAGCAGATAACAGTGATGAGAAATCTTTATATGAAATCAACATAGACCCAAGATGGTTTTATGAAAGAAGTGCTGTGGATATTGCAGAAACGCTATTACATGAAATGGTGCATTATAATAACAAAATGCTTGGAATTAAAGATTACAGCGGAAAATCACACAATAAGAAATTCAAAGAAGCTGCCGAGAGCGTTGGATTGATTGTAATGAAAGAGAAGGGTGTTGGGTATGGTATTACTTCATTATCGACGGAAAGAGAAGATTATATAAATAAAGAAGTAAAGCCAAACGATTCTGTCTTTGAATACTTTAGGGCAAATGTTAAGAAAGAAGAGAAACGTGGAAAGAAGAAAAATATTTTTAAGTACACTTGCCCGAAGTGCGGCATGGAGGCAAAAGGGAAGAAAGATTTATATATAAAGTGTGGCAACTGCAATGTTAATCTCGAAATAGAAAAGGTGGATGAAAAATCTGACCAGAATGAGGATGGGAAATGAGGTAGAAATTATAAAATGAAAAGACAGGAATTAGAGCTGGAAGCCAAAGCCCGCCTGGGATCGGAAGTATTTGAAGAGATTCGGCAGTGGTATTTAACGACCTTACAGCCGCAGTGGGATTATGTAGTGTATATTGTGCAGCGGAGTTATCTTCTTGCACTTATTATGGAGAAGATAATAGGGGAAGAGATGTGGGATAGTCAAAGATTTATGACGGATGCCGCCATTATGTTACAAAGCATAAAATTAGCAGAATATTATCGGGATGAGGGGAAGTTTCCTTCCATTTTGTTATGCGATTATATATTAATCCATGGGAGGAATATCAACCACTTTATCGAAAGGCTGGAACAAAGTCTGATTGACATCCTTGTGGGGTACGATGAAGAAAGAATCCGGGATGATCTGGCAGATGCCATAAAAATATATGTGTATACAAGGTCGGATGATTCATTGCTTTTGCTGGGCAGGTATTTGCTCAAACTGGATTTTGTGCGGCGTGAGCCCCCAGTATTCTGGCATAAACTCTCAAATGACATATCAAGTTTGATTGTAAATTCTGGCATGGCGAATGCATCATATATATATTCTGACTGGGTGACGGAAGAACAATATGAGAAAATGGATTTAAGCCGATTTATATGTACGTCATATCAGAGGATAAAGCAGTATGCCCTGGTACATTTTATCGGGGAAGCCGAACAGGTGAAGGCGGTTTATACGTTGCGACTTATTCACAATAAATATGGAGGGTGCAGGATATTGCCGTTTGTTATGCTTCCCAATTTGGATCATGATGAATCATGGAAACTTCTTTTGTATGTTATTGAAAGGATGCAAAAGGCAGGCTTTTCGCAACGGGAATGCCAGATGGTTTATGACTGGGAGAAAATGCCGGGGATGCGAAGTTTAAATGAGCTTCTTACATTGATTTTAAGCAGTGCTTTCCTGCGTGAATATGAAAAAAAGAATGGGATTGAGATAGACCAAAAAGAGAGCGGGAAAGAAATCTGTAAGCTAATCCGCAATTATAATCAGTCGGGATGGGAAGAAACCGGAACATTTTTGAAAAAAATTGTTAATACCAGCTTGTTTTCTACAGAAGAGATTGAGGCAGTATTATTGGATGCCATATCGGATAAGCGAAAAATGTTTTCTTTGTCCGGTAATTGTGGCCATGAATCCGGAATGGAAGAACAGTGGAAGATTGTAAGTGAAATGGAAAAGTGCTTTTATAATCTGGGCAGGCAGGAAGAATTGGAAGCCTGTGAGCTCTTAAGAAAAGCCTATTTTAAAGATTCTGTTTGTTCAAAGCGCACCGCAAGAGGATGCTGTTTCCTTTTGAATGAATTGGCTTCATCTTATAATGAGGAACAGGCTAAATATATGATTGCATATTTTTTGCAGATGATGGATGCGGGGGTTTTGAGTGTGTCATCTTATGCACCGAGCCGTGTCAGGGTTGTTGGGTTTGCACAGTATGCAAAAGCCGGGGAACAGTCTTTAATGCTTTTGATACTCCAGATGTTTGAATATATCCCATTATTGGCTAAAATACAGGATTATAGCGAATTCAGGGGAAATACAATTTCTGATGAGATGGATGAATATGCAAAAAGCAAAAGCTGTGATTTAGAGAAGGATGTAATAGATCATTTGAATACGTTTGTTGAGGTTTTGAATAGGATAGGGGAGACACCAAAAGATTGGGATAAAAACTACTCTTATAAGCTTGATGATGAGTATTATATACAAAAAGAGGGAAAGAAAGATATAACGGATTATATGAGGCAGCAGTCCGGGCATGTAAAAAGCTATTTAAGATATGTCAGGGAAGAGTGTCCCATATAATCATAGTACCCCCTCCTATGGATCTCTGCCATCTGGTAGGTCGCACGGCTATCCATACGCTGAGAAGCTATTGATAAACATGGTGCAACAAGGTTAAGCGTAATCATATACAACCTCAGAAAACATTATAAGATTGAGAGAGTTGACCATATTGTTAATGACCGTTTTGGGAATGCATCAATTTATTTCAAGTATGTTTATTGTGGAGAAAGGTAGGCGAATCAAATGGGTAAGAATCATGGAAAGAAAAAAGCAAAAACAGATTTGGCAAGCTGGACTAGCATAATGCGCAAGCTGGATAATCAGTTAGCCAAACAGGAACTTGAGCGTCAGAAAAGACGTGCTGAGAAAAAGAGTAAAACATCCAATGAATAAATGTCAAAGGGGGTTTGAAATAAATAATCATCATTAAGAAAGGAGAGAAGATATGAACCCAGCGTTGGCAATTATTGTAGTTGTAGTGTGTATTGCAGTTTGGTTTTTAGCATCTTCGCTTTATAAGCCCATTGGTAAGTTTATAAGCACAATCGGGAAAGACGCAATGGACAATATGAAGGACGAAGAAGAAAGTGAGGACAAATAAGATGAAGAAAAGTGGTTTAGTTGGTGGCATTACTCTCGCAGTAATCATTATCGTAGGTATTATTTTAGCAGCAATGTGTACAACACGAGTTCCGGCAGGTTATGTAGCAGTTCAGTACAATGTGAATGGCGGCGTTAAGGATGATGTTTTAACACAAGGATGGCACTTTGTACCTCCGACAGTTAAGACAACTCTGTATACAGTCGGTATTGAACAGAGTTATTTAACAGCTGGTAACAATGGAGATTCAGAGGGTGATGAGAGCTTTTCTGCTAGTTCTTCTGAAGGAAAGGCGATTACGCTTGACCTTACATTTACATATCAGTTCCAGCAAGAAAATGTAAATAAAGTGTTCACAAAATTTAAGGGACAGGATGGGAAAGCGGTTCGTGATAGCTTTATTAAACCAAACATCATTTCTTGGACAAAGGAAGTTGTTGCCAAATATAAAGTGTCGGATATCCTTGGTTCTGAACGTGCGAATGTAAACGTTGCATTGACTGATTATCTTGCAGAAAAATTTAATTCTTATGGAATTACAGTAAGCAATGTATCTTTAATCAATATTACAGTTGATAAGGAAACACAAAAAGCCATCAATGCAAAGATTACAGCGCAGCAGAATGCAGAAACACAGGCAATTAACAACCAGACTGAGATTGATAAGGCAGAAGCCGAAGCCAAAGTAAAATTAACAAACGCACAGGCAGAAGCAGATGCACAGAAAATCAAAGCAGAAGCAGAAGCAGCAGCAAATAAGAAGTTAGCAGAGTCACTTACGCAGACATTGATTGAGAGTGAGAAAATTGAGAAGTGGAATGGTAAATTGCCAGAGTACATGGGCGATGGAGATATGTCTATTATTCTCAACAAATCAAATACAGATACGCCTAAAGACGAGAAGTAATCAAAGCAGCGTTTAAGTGTAATGTGGGATTGGAGGTGTATGTATTACATCTCCATTACCATATTATCATAAAAGCGGATATTGGAGAGATTGAAATATGAACACAAATATAAATGGCACTTGGCAGAACAATATGAGTGAAGCACAAAAGCTGTGTATTATGCACAAGGAATGCAAAAATTGTCCTTTAGTTGGATATAAACCATTGCGTACAAACAGTGGGAATATCTATTGTGAAACAGGTAGGTA